ACACCTAAGATTCCCGATTTTAAGGTTTCAACCGTGTATTATCAGGTAGAAAACGGTCATGATCGTGATGGATTGGGTTCAGAAGAGAATTATTTCTGGAAAACTGCAAAAGAACGCAAAAAAATAGAAAATGAACCAGAATTAGGATAAATAAAGTCAAAATGGAGAAAAAAATGGTTATCAAAATGGATAAATCACAAGAATTCATCAAAAGTGGTAAAAAACTGATTAGTGAGTACGATGGTGATGGTTATTATAAGGAAGAGGAGGAAGAAAAACCTGAATTTTTGAAGGAAGACTAATAAATAGATCTATATCTTAAAAACCCTTATAGATATATTAGGAAAAATATATCAAATTGAATGGTAGTTAAAATTTCTCGTGCATTTAAAGACATAAGTTTGTCATTTAGTCGGCATCCTGTTACAAATGATGTAACTGTGCTGAAAAATGAGGATGCAATCAAGAAATCAGTGATTAATTTGTGCCGAACACGCATAAATGAGAGGTTTTTTAACGACTTATTAGGCACATCAATTGAAGATTCGTTGTTTGAGACGAATTTAAGTGACATTGCATCATTTTTAGAAAGAGAAATCAGTACTTTGCTCAAAAATTATGAACCAAGAATTGATTTAACCAATATTTTGATTGATTCTGTGGTTGATTCTTATGAATTACAGGTAAGAATTGAGTATGAAATTACAGGATTACCATTTCCATCACAAAATATCGAATTTTTACTCCAACCGACTAGGATATAATGTCATTTACACAGTTTACCAACCTCGATTTTAATACTCTAAGAGTTCAAATCAAAGATTATTTGAGATCTAATTCAAATTTTACCGATTTTGACTTTGAAGGGTCTAATTTTTCAATTTTAATCGATACTTTAGCTTATAATTCCTATATTAACTCTTATAATACGAATATGGCTGTCAATGAATCTTTCATTGATAGTGCAACTCTACGTGAAAATGTTGTATCATTAGCAAGAAATATTGGATATGTACCAAGATCAAGCAAATCGGCAACTGCAATTGTTAATTTTAATGTAAATATATCAGGAACAAATATACTCAGTGTTAAGTTAAATGCTGGATTAGTTGCTTTAGGTGCAGTTCAAGGGGGAAGTTACATATTTTCAATACCAGAGGATATTACTGTTACTCCAAATAGCAATGGAATTGCTAGTTTTGAAAATATTTCAATCTATGAGGGAAATTATCTTACAAAAACTTTTAAGGTAGATAGTTCACAAGTAAATCAAAGGTATATTTTGCCAAATACAAATATAGACACATCTTCAATTCGTGTTGAAGTAACTGACGATGAAGGAACTTTAACTTATAATGCATATACTAATATCTTTGATGTAAATTCAGAATCTCGATTATTTTTAATACAAGAAATTGATGATGAAAAGTATCAACTTCTTTTTGGTGACGGGGTTTTAGGTAAAAAACCAGCAAATGGTGCGGACATTCAGGTCAGTTATATAGTTACAAATGGTAAAGAGGGAAATAATGCTACAAACTTTAATTTTAGTGGTCGATTGACAGACAATAATGGTGCTGAAATTACAAGTGGAGTGTCACTTCTAACAACCATAGGAAGATCTGAGAATGGAGATTCCATAGAATCCATAGATAACATCAAATACCTTGCTCCAAGGGTCTATGCGTCTCAATACAGAGCAGTTACACCAAATGACTATAAGAGTCTAATACCTTTTTTATATCCAAATATTGATTCTGTAAGTGCTTATGGTGGTGAAGAACTTGATCCACCTGAATATGGAAAAGTTTTTATTACAATTAAACCTAAGTATGGTGAAATTTTATCCGATATTGTTAAAGATTCAATTAAAAATGATCTTAAAAAATATACAGTAGCTGGAATTAAACAAGAATTTCTAGATTTAATGTATTTGTATGTTGAATATAATACAACTGTATCATATGATTCTGGATTTATCTCAGATAAATTGAATCTTCAATCTAGAATTACATCAGCAATTGAAAGTTATGCGTCTTCTGCAGATATTAACTCTTTTGGTGGAAGATTGAAGTATAGTAAATTACTTTCACAAATTGATAGTATTGATACTGGTATTACTTCAAATATTACAACTCTTGTAATAAGAAGAAATATGGTTCCAGCTTACAATTCAATTGCAACATATGAAGTTTGCTACGGGAACAGATTTCACGCAGATTTAGAGGGTTTTAATGTTCGTTCCTCTGCATTTAGAATTGAAGGAGTTGATGGTGACATGTACCTAACTGATTTTCCAAATTCTAATCAACTTACAGGAACTGTTAAATTTTTTACGTTTGTTGATGGAATTATAACATACGTTAATGATAATGCAGGAACAGTGGATTATGTAAGGGGTGAAGTGAATTTATTTCCAGTAAATATTGTATCAACATCTCTTTCAGAAAGAATTGAAATTGAAGTAACTCCAGAGTCAAATGACATTGTGGCAAAAGAGAATCTTTATATTGTGCTAGATACTACAGGGAACAGTAAGTTAAATTTATTGGAGGATGTTCTTGTGTCTGGTTCAAATGTATCAGGAACAAATTATACACCACCGTCTAGTTTTATTAGCAATAAAAAGTACATAAGATAAGAAATGTCAGATAAAAAAATTAAAATCTCAAATATTCTTGGTAGTCAAATACCAGATTTTATACAAGCTGATAATCCGCTTTTTAAAGAATTTTTAACTCAATACTACGAATCGGAAGAACGTGAGTATGGAACAACCTACTTATCTGATCATATTTCATCTCTTAAAAACATATCTACAATTTCAGATATCTCTCTAGTTGAAAAACAAACAGTTCCAGCACCAAATAGTTTAAATCCAGAATCACCAGTTACTTTAACATCTTTAATATATGCATATGATGACGTAATTAATGTAAATCAAACAATAGGATTTCCAGAAAAGTATGGATTACTAAAAATAGATAACGAAATTATCACATACACTGGAAAAACTGCAACTTCATTTACAGGATGTGTTCGTGGATTTAGTGGTATATCTGAAGTTAGTAATAACAATAGTCCTGAATTTTTAACATTCAATGTTACTAACGCTGCTACACATTCTGAAAATTCAATAGTAGTAAATTTAAGTTTTATCTTTGTAACAGAGTTTTACAAAAAATTTAGAAAAAACTTTTTACCTGGATTAGAAGGAAGAAATTTTGCATATGGATTAAACATAGAAAGTATTTTATCAAGGGCAAAGGATTTTTATAGTTCAAAAGGAACAGATACATCTTTGAAAATACTTTTTCAAGTTTTATATGGTCAACAAGTTGAGATTATAAAACCTTTTGATCAAACTATTATTCCATCAGAAGCAAAATGGGATATAACTGATGATATTGTAGTTGAGGTCATTTCTGGTAATCCTTTAAATTTAATAGGTTTAAAAATATATCAAGATTCATTCTTAAATCCAACTGCTAGTGGTTCAGTTTCAAATGTATCTACAAAATTTTTAGGAAATAAACAGTATTATCAAATATCTTTTTCAAAAGGAACATTATTCAATAAATTTAAAGTTTCAACTAAAACAAAAGTGGTATCAACCGCATCAACAACTGAGGTTGTAACTGTAGATTCTACAATTGGATTTGGAGAAACAGGTAATTTTTACTATCCAAATGCAGATAATGTATATTCATTAGCAGAATTTACATCTAAGTCAAGCAATCAATTTTTTGGATGTACAGGTATTACTACAACTTTAACTGAATCTGATCCTATAATAGATTTAAATTTTGTATATGGATATGAAAATAATGATTTAAGTAAAATTTGTCAAATGAGAGTGGTTGGATCAATCACCAAAGCTGCTGATAATATTGATGTTACAAAATATTTTGATTTTAAAGACTCAATTAAAGTTAAACATTTAGGAGAAAAATACGATGCTAATGATTTAAGATTTAATACCTGGTTTTATAATAATCTGTCATATGTAGATGTTCGACAACATCCAGCCACTAGTGTAAACTTTACTACTTTAACAGAACACTTTTTGAAGATTGGTGATAAAGTTGATGTTATATTCAAAGATACTGGAGCAATTATTAAAGAAGATGTAGAAGTTGATAATATTGGTTCATCCAAAAACTTTTCTATTGATACCACAGTTATTTCAGATATTGTATTTGGAGATTACATAATTAAGAAGAAATTAAACTATGCCCCTTCAAACTTTGGAATTACTTCACTTTTATCAAATATACAAAATTCATTTGTAGACTCTGAAAAAAATGCATATGTTGCTTTTTCTGGATACCCATCTTTTGATACTCAAACAACTAATAGATCAAAATCTTTTACATTTGCCAATATTGATGCAAATGGAGTATTTACTATAAATGATCATAATTTTTTAAATGGAGAAAAAGTTTATGTTGGTCTATCTACTGCTGCAGCTAAAGGATCTAGTGGTTACTACTATGTAAATGTTGTAGACAAAGATAGTTTGAGACTATCATTAAATAATTCTAACTTATATGAAAACTTATTTGAAATATTTTTAGGATCGGGATCAAATTTACATTCGATAATTCCTGCTGATTTGTATAGAGGAGAAAAGTTAACTAATCAAAATCATTTCAAGAGAATATACAAAACACCTAAAATAAAAACTGAAAATACTAATATTAGTGGACAAATTGGAGTATCTTTGAATGGAGTTGAATATCACTCTCCAATTTCTAAAGATTCAGTTTTTTATGGTCAGATTGATAATATTGAAGTCTTAGATTCTGGAAGTGGTTTCAATGTTATTCAATCACCATCACTAACGATAACAGACACTAGTGGAAATGGTTGTATAGCAAATCCAAATTTTACTGGATCTATATCAGAAATAATTTTAGATAAATCTGGATTTGATTATCTAGATACTCCTTCTGTAAAAATAGTTGGAGGAAATGGATCTGGTGCAATCTGTGAAGCAAAGATGAGAGGACTTACTCATCAAAAAATATTTGATGAAAATGATATAAAGGTAGGAGATAATAAAATTGATGGTGAACATAGATTTTTTGATGGTGAAGAAGTAACTTACATAGCTTCTGGAACTCCAATTGGAATCGCTGTTAGTTTTGCTGAAACTGGAATTGCATCTACTGATAGATTAAGATCCAATACATCATATTTTATTGCAAAAATTGATGAAAATTCTTTCCGATTAGCAGTAAGTAAACAAAAAGCAATAAGTAAAACAAATTTGATAGAATTTACTAGTGATGGAAATCAAACTCACACATTTAGATCTAAAAAAATAAGAAGAATTATTGATAGGATAATTGTTAATGATTCTGGATCTGGATACGACAAACATCAAATTTCAGTTAGAAGTAATAGTTATCCAGTAAGTAGTCCTGTTGAAATTTACAGTGGAGTTAATATAGAAAATAATTACATTTATTCTAAAAACCATAACTTAAAAAATGGTGATATTTTAGAATATATTTCTGATGGCACAGTCATTTCTGGATTATCAACAACTAAATCATATAAAGTAACAATTATTGATGATGATAAATTTAAGTTGAGTGATGCTGGCACAGCAACTACAATATCAAATACAAATTATAATCGAAAAATATATGTAAATTTAAATAGTGTCGGTGTTGGTACGCATATATTTAAATATCCAGATATTGAAGTTAATATTAACGGAACGGTATCCGTTGGACAAACAACTATAATTCCTGATTATTTCAAAGCAACTGCTACACCTGTGGTTAAAGGTGGATTAAAAAATATTTACATTGAAGACGGTGGAGTTGGGTATGGTGTAACAGATATTATTAATTACATACGTCAACCAGAAATAAAATTGTTAACTGGAGATGGAGATGCAGTTTTACGTCCAATTATTCTTGATGGAAAGATAACAGATGTTGATATTGTAAATGGTGGTACTAACTACACAACACCACCAAATCTTAAAGTTGTTGGAGTTGGTGGTACTTCTGGAACAAGTGGACAATTTGCTGAATTAGAATCTGTAATTACAGGTGGAGAAATTACCGACGTTATTGTGGTTGAAAGTGGATCTGGTTATAGTTTAAATAATACCTTAATAGATGTTATACCTACTGGATCTGGTGCGATTATAAACACTAAATTGCATGAGTGGCAGATAAATGCAGTAGAAAGATTTAATTTTAGTTTAACTGAAAATAACTCCCAATTTTTACAAGTAAATGGAGATTTATCAAAAAATAACAAAATTTGTTCATTTTATCCAGTTAAAAAATATCGTCGTTTACTTAGGGATAATATTGATGAATCTTTAACAGAATTAACAGATAATCATTCAAAGATTGTTGGTTGGTCTTATGACGGTAATCCAATATATGGCCCAGTTGGAGAAAGAGTGGGAATTGGATTTACTTTTATGAAATCAAGTTATGTTCTTAATCCAGTAGCAGATACTCAGTTAAGACCATCTAACTATCAAAGTGGATTCTTTATCGAAGATTATAATTACGACGAAAGTGGAGATTTAGATGAAAATAATGGAAAATTTGTAATTAATTCTGATTTTCCTAAAGGAACTTATGCTTATTTTTCAACAATAGATAATATTACTAAAAATCCATCATTCCCGTACATTACATTTTCACATCGTGATGCTACGGATGAGTTTAATTACTTAGCGAATAGTAAACAAATAGATGAAGTTATAAACAGTGGGGATTATAAACGAAACGTTACTCATTTAGGATTAAACGATGATTTTAGAAGATATCCTCTACTACAGGATTCTTTAAATTCAAATGCCGAACTAGAAGTTAGTTCAATTAAATCATCTACAATAACAGGCATAAAAGTAGATCAATCTGGATTAAATTATAAGGTAAATGATAAATTAAATTTCAACGATCCAACTATTTTAGCTAAGGTAGATCAAGTTACAGGAAAATCAGTTGTTTCAGTTGAAACTACAAATACAGTAGTAAATGATCTTAAATTTACTGTAATTGACAGAAAAATCACAGGAATATCAACTGTTCCACATGGTTTTGTTGATGGAGATGTAATTGAAATATCAGGAATAACTTCAACAAGTTATAAAAATATTGAGGGTATAAAAACCATTGGAGTCACAACAGTAAGTTCTGGATTATCTACTGATATTGCAAACAATTCAACAACTGGAATCACAACATTTTTGACCTTTACAGATTCTACTATTTCTAGAAAATTTAAAGTAGATGATATTGTCCAAATAGGAGCAGAGCAATTTCTTATACTTGGACATGATGATGTTAATAACAGATATCGAGTTAGAAGAGGATACAACTCATCATCATCATCAACTCACAGCACAGGATCGATAGTAACAAAAATACAAACAGAATTTTCATATTCAATACCTAAAAAAATTAAAAATAAAAATATAGAGTCAGCAACAGTAAGTTATTTTGAAGCAACTAAATCAGTTGGTATTGGAACTACAACCACAAAAGTAGTTGTTGGATTTGCTGGTAGTCTTCCAATTAATAAATCAATTCCAGCAAAGGCAATATATTTACCAAATCATAATTTTAAGAGTGGTGACGAAGTAAGGTTAACTTCTATTGGATCAACAATTACAGGGACAAAGAATCTTAATTTATCAAACGCATTCGATTTATCTGAAATTGATAAATTTTATTGTTCTAAAATAAGTGATGATTTTATTGGTTTATCAACTGAAAAAGTTTCATTTAAAACTAATCAAATATTTTTTACATCAATTAATTCTAGTGTTGGTGATGATAATAAAATTGAAAAAATTAGTGAGGATATTTCTGGTTTTGCAAGAAAAGTAAATGGAACAGTAACTGTTGCTACTGCTACAACTACAGGACAACAACATGGATTATCAGTAAATGATAAATTTACTCTTCATATTACTTCAGATAAAACTCAAACTTTTGACTTTAGATATAATTCAACAATTGGAAAATTAGTTGTAAATCCATTGTCCTTTACGGATTCAGCAATTGGAATAGGTACAACAAATTCCAAAATAACAATTAATAATCATGATTTCCAAACAGGTGACTTAATAGTTTATAACTCATCAACTCCAGCTTCTGGACTAATTAACGATGGAGTTTATCACGTTATCAGAGATTCAATAAACACTATCAGATTGGCAGAAAATTATTATGATTTATCGATATTCCCAGTTAATTACATAAGTATTGGATCAACTGGAGGACAAAATCATCAAATATCAAAAATAAATCCAAAATTAACTTTTTATAAAAATAATACAATTAATTTTGTAACATCTGATTCAAGTTTAACTGATTTTGACATAGATTTTTATAATGATAAGAACTTTAAATCAAAATACAATACTGATTTAATAACTAAAACAAGTGGTAATATTTTAATATCGGTTGGAAGTTCTTTGGCAACTGAATTTTTCTATAAAATTCAAGGTAAAAATACAAATTACAACAAAACTACATTTTTACCAGTTGATAAAAGAGTTCCCGATTACGCTAAAATAGAAGTAAAAGATTCCTTATTCAATACTCAACATAGAGTTACTGGAATTGGTAGTACAACTTTTAGTTTTAACCCAGTCACTATTGCGGAAACAGACTCATATACATCTTCAGGATTTTCATCTGCATTTTATTCAACAAATTCAACAGGAGAAATTGGAGGTATACATTCTGTAAAAGTATTAAGTGATGGTATTAATGTTGATAAACTACCAATTATAACCTCTATAGAATCTACTAATGGAGTAAATGCGGTTTTATCTGTAGAAACAGATGATATTGGAACTGCCAATGATACTAACGTTTTTGATCAAGGTTTAGAATTTTCACCTGACAAAACTTTAAAACCAAAAGCTAACAGTAATGTAATTTTAGAATTAAAGGATACTTTAACTCTTGAGAGTATAGGTATATCATCAGGAGGTATTGATTACATAAGTCCACCAAATGTATTAGCGATAGGTAAAACATCTATAGTTGCTCAAACATTTATACAGGGATCATCAGTTAGTGAAGTTAAAATTTTAACAAATGAAAGTGGATTGTCAGAAGATCTCAGAATTATACCAACTACAAATTCAAATGGAATTGTTGTAACTGCAGCTACAACTGATAGTAATAAAATAGTTACATTAAGTTTGAGAGCACCAAATCCAGATTCTGGATCTGGTAGTGGATTTTATAATAATTCTGGTAGTTTTCCCTTTGAGGTGGGTGATGAAATATTTGTTGAAAATATTAAAATAACAGATGATGCCGATGGATATAATTCAAGTGATTATGGTTATAGATATTTCACTGTAGTTGGTATTGATACTAGAGGCGGTGAAGAAAAAGTGCTTTACTCATTAGTTGGACTTGGTACAACTGGAGGATTATATCAGGTAGATAATAATTTTGGTAGAGTTATAAAGAAAGATAATTTAGCAGTATTCAAACCAATATTCAAGAGAACATCCTTTATTGACGATGAAATAGTTAAAGTTGATGGTAAAGATACTTTTGCAACTGTATCTAAAAATGGTTGGAATCAGGTATCAGAATCATTAAAAATATTTAATCCTAATAAAGATTTTGTTGAAGGTGATAAAATTACAGGAACAATAAGTAATAATAAAGGAACAGTAACTAAACAATTTAAATTTGATTTTGATTTGAATGTAGATAGCACAGCTGTTAAATTTAATGGTTGGAAGGATGATACTGGAAAATTAAATTTAGATATACAGAATATACATGATAATGATTATTACCAAAGATTTTCATATTCAGTTAAAGGTGACATTCCATATAATACTTGGAAAGATGCAGTTAATAGTTTAGATCACGTTGCTGGATTTAAAAATTTCTGTAATTTAGGCATTGGCACGACTGCAACTGAAGGAAAAACGAATTTAAAACCTAGTGCAGAGTCTCAAGTAGATTTTGACGTTGATATTAATGAGGAGGTATCAGTTCATGAAAGATTTTACTATGACATGGTTGGAGAGGATACTAATGATGAAAATTTATCAAAACTAGTCATATTTAGATCTAAAATTATAACTGATTATAATGAATCGGTATCAAATAAAGTTCTTTTAATTGATGACATAAGCTCTCAATTTACAGGAATTGTTACTTCTACTGGTGGTGGAGTTATTGGAACCACTAACTTTAATGTATTCACTGGAGGTACTTCACTATTTCATAGAGAGTTTAATCCTTCTGGTATAAACACTACAAGTCATCAACTAACCATATCAGAACATAATTTTAATACTGGTGAAAGATTAATATACAAACCTCACACTGGTCAATCACCAATTGGAATTGCAATTACATCAGATACAAATACGGGTGTTGCAGCAACGACTTTATTACCATCAGAAATTTTCGCAATCAAAGTGGACTCTGATACTATTCAAGTGGCAATTGCTGCTAGTTTTGCCTCTGCTGGTATTGCAGTTTCATTTACTAATGTAATTGGTATTGGTAATACAAATACTGTTTCAGTCCCTCCAGATGATGCTACAATTAGAAGTCTAATCAGTATAGACAATATGATTCAAAGTCCTGTTGGATTCTCTACAGTTGTTTCTGTAGGTCTATCAACAGCAGTTGGATTATCTACAGATATAATATTTTTAAATGATATATCAGAAATTTCAGGAAAATCATTACTTAAAATAGAGGATGAAATAATTAAAGTTAATTTAGTTGGTGTTGGATCTACAAACTCATTAAATGTAGTAAGAGGTCAAATGGGAACGGTAGCTGCAGCACATACTGTTGGTGCAGCATTAACTGTAGTTAAAGGTGATTATAGACTTAAAGAAGGAAGAATATATTTTTCTGAAGCACCATATGGCCCAACTGCTAGTTCTGGTATCGTTACTTTCTCCACGTTTTCTGGTAGAGCATATTATAGATTAAATTATAATACCAATGCTATTATTGATGATATATCAGATAGATTTGATGGATCTACAGATAAGTTTGATTTAACATCAAACGGAACTGATGTATCTGGTATTACCAATAGTTTTGGTGCATTTTTAATTAATAATATATTCCAAAAACCTTTCTATGGAGATGTCGGAGATATCAACAAATCAGATTACAGACTTGTTGGAACTGGACAAACAATTGATTTTACTGGAACTGCTGCAAATAAAGATTTACCTAAAGGTGGAATCATAAATGAATTTGATGTTGGTATCGGGAGTGCATATCAAGTTCCAAGAAAAGCAATATTTACTGCAGTTGTATCAGCAGGTGGAACAATTCAATCTGTTGGTATAGAAAGTGGAGGTGCTGGATACTTATCACCTCCATTAGTTTCTGTTGCAGCAACTGATAGACATTTTACACATATTTTCATATCTTCTGCTGCAAACTCTGTAAATGTAACAGGTGGATCACAGTTAACTCCAACAGGTGCAACTTATATCTCTGAAACTGGTTTATTGACATTAACAATTGCTAATCATGGATTAACTTCTGCAAATACAGTTACTCTTGATAATAATTCATTAATATTCAGATGTTCTAGAGATAATTTTGTATCTGATCATCCATACCCAAGAGCAACTGATCCAGCTTCAGGTCAAACATTACAAATAATAGAATTTACCACAAATACAATAACTCTTGATGTTGGAGTTGGTGGGGGTATAGATGCAATTTTAACTGCCTCAGTAACAGCAGGAGTTGTCACTGCAATAACCATTGTAAATCCAGGAACTGGTTATACAAATACAGGTATAGCAACAAGTTTTGATTTTGTTACAACAGAACCTCCAAGTCCTTATAAAAATATACCTCTATCTGGTGGTAATGGAAGTGGAGCAAAAATGGATGTTGTGGTTGGAACTGGTGGAAGTATTGTATCCTTTGATATGTCAGATCGTGGTAAGGGTTATGAAATTGGAGATAACTTGCAATTAACAACTCTTCCTTTTCAAGTTGGAATAGGAACAAGTGCTTTTAATATTACTGTAAAAAATAAATTCCATGATAAATTTGCAGGATGGTGCTTTGGTCAGTTATTGGAACTTGATGATTTTAGTGCACAATTCAATGGATTCAGAAAATCATTTTTAATTACTAGAACCATAACAGATAAAGAATACTATAGTATAGTAGCAAGAGAGGGATCAGGAATCATACTTCAAAATAATTTCTTAATCTTTATCAATGATATACTTCAAAAACCAGGTCAAGATTATGAATTTGAAGGTGGGACAAGAATGACATTTAGAGAAGCTCCAAAACCAGGTAGTAATTTTAAAATGTATTTCTATACTGGATCCAGTGATGATTTTGTAAGAGAAGATGTTGATGAAACAATAAAACCAGGTGATGAATTAAAATTACAATACTTTAGTGAAGAGAATGTTAATTCTGGAATTGTAACAACAACACCTCACAATTTAATTGAAACTGTTACTATAACAAACGGTGGAAGTGGATTTGCAATAGGTCAGGAGGTAGAACTTTTAGGGGGATCTGATGAATCAGGAAGTTTTAATCCAAATGTAGACTTAGCTAAACTAAAAATTGACAGCATAACTCCTGATGGAGGAGTTTTAGGTGTAACTATTGTAAACACTGGAGCGTTATACACAGCTGGAATCAAGACAGCAATTGGTGGTTCTGGATCTAATTTATTTGTCAGAGTTACAATAGATGAGGATTCGAAAGTTAGAAATGAATCTAGAAGTGTTACAGATAAAGAGACGGAACAAGACAATCGAGTTGTGTATGAACTAATTGCTTCGGACACTGTAGAAACTACAACATATTCTGGAGTTGGTATATCAACTGACGCTACCTTTTCTCGTCCAACAATGTGGAGGAAGCAAACTGAAGATTTAATTATTGATGGTCAAAACATGTCTAAGGAAAGAAACTACTTAGAACCAAAAATATTACCAACAACAGGAATTATAAAGTCAATAACTCCAACTGATACTAAAATTTGTGTTAAGGATACTTGGTTATTCCAACAAGTTGATAATTTAGGACAGACTCAAAATGATATAAACATAGTAGGTTTAGGAACAACAGCTGTTGTGGAGACAATTGAAGAGGTTAGTTACAATGGTGATTATGGGATCGTAACTGGAATTGGTCTTAGTGCAACTGGAATTAATACAACTGGGCCTGCAATATTTTTTGAAATCAAACCAGATCCATCAATATACTCACCAAGTCCTGGTTCAAATCAAATTTCAATATCAGGAATTAACACTGGTGATTATTTTGTTATTGAAAATACCTTTATAGGATCTGGTATCACTGGAATTAAAACCACATCTTCTGGCCCAGAGACTGTCAGTATTGGAAATAGTTTCTTAGATAATGTATATTATGCTGCACATTTTGTATCTGTTGGATCATCAATGACAAGAGTTTTTGCAAATGTAAACTCAATTTCAGGTATAAACACCGCAGGTTTATCTACTTATTATAAATCTGGAAATTATAGTTGGGGTTCAATTAATGTATCTAGAAGTGCAAATTCAAAAGCATTTACTTTCCATAATCAGAATGGTTTACTTGGGATAGAAACTTCAACTCAAATCATAAGAACTCTACCTATGAGAACTTCTTATACATAACAGGTATAAATAATCAAAAATGTAAGTATCAATGCCTGCAATAATCACTGACCAATATCGAATATTAAACGCAGAAACTTTTGTAGATAGTTTCGTAGGTATTGGCACGTCTGGAAATAATAATTATTATACGTTTTTAGCACACCCAAATCCGCAGAATATAAACGTTAAAAATTATGGAGATCCTAATTGGGGTTCAGAAACTCCAGCTCCAGTAGATTCCTTCTCTCAAGAAAGTTTTTACTATGATAGTATGTTGTTTTTAAAAAAAATAACTTCAAATGATGTCAGAAGAGTTGTTCCAAGAGTAGATTGGCAATCAGGAACTGTATATGAAATGTACAGAAATAACTATTCTGCTCAAAATAGTTATACTGATGAAAACAGAACACCAAATGGTAAATCAACATCTCTTTATGGATCAAATTATTATGTTGTTACTTCTGAATTTAAAGTTTATCTTTGTGTTAATAATGGAACGAACTCAACTAATTCTACTGGACAAAAATCTTTATTCGAACCTACACATACTAATAACTCTCCTCAAGTAGCTGGAAATGGGTCTGATGGTTACTTATGGAAATATCTTTACAGTATCACACCATCAGATATAGTTAAGTTTGTAACTACAAAATTTATACCACTTCCACAAAAATGGGGTGATACTTCAACTTTATCTGTAAAAAATGCTGCTGTTGATGGAAAAATTGAAACCGTAGTGGTTACAAATTCTGGTTCTGGAGTTCAAGTAAATGGTGTTCTTAACGGAACAATAGCAAATATTCCGATTGTTGGTGATGGAGATGGTGGGTCAATAACAATAAATGTAGCTGGAGGAGCAGTAGAAAGTGTAGAAAGTGTTGTTGGTGGAACTGGATATACTTATGCTTCAGTTAGATTTGAAACAGGTACCTTTGGAGGAAAAAGTCTTAATGCAGGAAGTGATGTTAATTTTGAAGTGATTATCCCACCAAAAGGAGGTCATGGTGCTGATATATATCGTGAATTGGGTGGACTTAGAGTAATGGTTTATTCCAAGTATGATAATAATATTGATGATGCTCCAGATTATATTGTTGGTAATGACTTTTCTCGTGTTGGAATAGTTAAAAGTCCTCTACAATTCAGTGGAACTGACCTTCTAAATAATACGACTGCAACTAATTTAAGTGCATTGAAATTGAAATCTACTGGTAGCACAGCACTATCAGATATAACATATACAACTAATTCTTTAATTACTCAAACAGTCGGAGTTGGATCCACTGCAGTAGGTTATGTTGCTTCTTGGGATCCAGACACTGGAGTATTAAGATACTATCAACCAGTTGGATTCTCAACACTTTCACAGTATTCTTACAAAAAACTTGACTTTGTGGGTCAGAATATTGCGATTACTGGAGGAAGTCCAGAAAATGCTACAGTTGATACAACTTTTAATGGTGATTCTGTTACCATATCAACTGGAAAAAATCAAAGTCTAGGTCAAACATTTGTTAATGGAAAGGCAAATCCAGATGTCAAAAAATACTCTGGAGATATTATCTATGTTGATAATAGAGCACCAGTAACAAGAACCTCCTCGCAAAAGGAAGAAGTAAAAATTGTCATAGAGTTCTAAAAAGATGCCCCAAAATACTAATTTAAACGTTTCCCCATATTTTGACGATTTTGTCGATAGTAAAAACTATCACAAAGTTTTATTTAAACCAGGATTTCCAATTCAAGCTAGGGAATTAACAACTCTACAAACTATTCTTCAAGATCAAGTTGAAAAATTTGGGCAGCACTTCTTTAAAGAAGGATCAATGGTTATTCCTGGTGGAGTTACATATGATTCAGATTATACAGCAGTAAAAATAGACCCAAATTTTTTAAACGTTCCAGTTAGTAGTTACACGAAGGTTTTAGCAGATAATAAAATAGAAATAAAAGGTGAGACAACAGGTGTTGAAGCAACTGTGGTTAATAGATTAACGTCTTCAGAATCAGTTGATGGATTTGATACTTTGTATATTAAATATACAAAATCAGGAACCGATGGGGAATCAAGTGTTTTTGCCGATGGTGAAAATCTTATAACTCTTTCTAGTATAAATTATGCGAATACCAGTATCGCAGAAAATGGTCAATTCGCAAGATGTATTGTTTCTGATTCAACATCAACAGGATCTGCTCTTTCAGTAACTGAAGGTGTATTTTTTATTCGAGGATTTTTTGTTAAGAATGTATCTTCCACAATAATATTAGATCAGTATTCAAACAAACCAAGTTGTAGAGCTGGATTTTTACTAAAAGAGGAGGTTATAAGTCCTTCATTAGTAAATTCTGATTTATATGATAATGCTAAAGGATTTTCAAATGAGTCTGCACCTGGTGCTGATAGATTTAGATTATTAACAACACTACATAAAAAATCTTTAACAGATAATGATGACACTAATTTTGTTGAACTTCTTAGAGTTGAAAACGGAGTTGCAGAAGAAATAGCAACAAAAACAGAATATAATCAATTTGCAGAGGAATTAGCAAGAAGAACTTATGATGAATCTGGTGATTACTATGTAAGTCCCTTTTCTCTTGAAGTAAGAGAGTCTTTAAATGATAGAATTGGTAATAAAGGAATTTATTTTGATACACAAACAACTTCGAATGGAAATGCTCCTGGTGAAGATTCTATTTGCTTGCAAGTTTCTTCAGGAAAAGCATATGTGAGAGGTTATGAGGTTGAAAAAATAGCAACAACATCTTTAGATATATTAAAACCAAGAACCACCAAAACACTTGAAAATCAAAGTGTTCCAATTCGAGTTGGAACTTCAATAAAAATTAATAATGTAAAAGGGACACCAACTACAGGATTTAGTAATGATGCAAAAATAAAATTAGTTGATCAAAGATTAGCGGTCAATAAATTTTCTACCAATGGAACAATTATTGGAGATGCAAGAGTTTTTGATTTCAGTCAAAAAGCAGCATCAGGTATTGGAGTTACTACATATGATTTAAAAGTTTATGATATTCAACTTTACACAGTTCTTACTGTGTCAAATGATGCAACAATTGCTGCTGATTCTTACGTAAAAGGTAAGTATAGTGGATCGGCTGGATATGCAGTTGCTGCAGTCAGTGGAGGAACATCAGTGACTCTTCGTGATGTAAATGGGACATTCCAAGTTAATGAACCGTTAATTATTAATGGAATCGATTCTGGTAATAATATTACAGAAATAGTAGATAATGATATCGAATCTATCAAAGCAGTTCATAGTACTACTGGTTTAATTGGGGGTGTTGGATCTGGAAATACAACATTTGCTGGAAATACAGTTTTAGATCGTAAAAAACAAGTATTTAATGATGGTACTGAAATTAGAATTAGTGGTAGTGGATCAACTCGTACATTAGATTCAGCTCAAATTGCAGATTTTAGAAGTCAATTAAAAGTAGGGGATATTATTACATATGGAACATCTGGAAATAACATTCCTACATTTAATAGAGTTACAGCTGTCACTCAAAACAATGCAACTATCGCAGCAGTTGCAAATGTAAGTGGAATTTGTAGTGGTGCAGTTACTAATGGCACACGATCTGGTGTATCTGCTTTAATTCCAACTTTAAATGAATCAAATAATCCTGGTTTAAGAGTTAGATTAGCAAATGATTATGTAGCATCTGTGAATGTCTTGGATAGTTCATACATCACAAGAAAACAATTTACAGCTACAGTATCAGGAAGTTCTGCTGTTTTTAACATTAGTGCACTCGGTGGAGATACAAGTGAATTATTTTTTGAATTGTTTAGTGTTGAAAATTATGTTTTAGATGTAAATGATAATCCAATAACTCTTTTTGAACCACAGGTAACTGTTTCTGCTAATCTTAAGACAGTTACAATTTCTGGATTGCCCAACGGATCTGCAACTTTGACTGCTGCAGTGAGAAGAAGCAAATTAGTTTCAAAACAAAAAACCATCACAAGATGTGAAAATTTAATTGTTAGTAAATCTGAATTATCAGGATCTGGCATTGGATCAACATCTTTAAATGATGGATTATCTTTCAGTCAAGTTTATGGAACAAGAGTTCAGGATGAAGAAATATCATTAAACTTCCCTGAAGCAACTCGTGTTTTAGCAGTTTTAGAATCAAATGATACAAATGATCCAGAATTGCCAGTAATAAGTGTTGATGAGCAAAGTGATACATTTACCAGTAACGTATTAGTTGGTGAACAATTTATTGGTGCCACATCAGGTGCGGTTGCTCGTGTAGTGGTCGTAGGAGCGACTCAGTTGTCTTTTGTTTATGAAAACGAAAATACATTCCAATCAGGAGAAAGTATTTCTCTGATGACCTCTGGAATCACAGCCAGGATATCTGATATAGTTATTGGAGATACAAATATAGTTGATAATTTTACCTTAGATAATGGTCATAGGGATGATTTTGTTGATTATGCAAGACTCGTAAGAAATTCAGATGCTGAAAAACCAACTAGGAAAATAAGAGTTATCTTTGATCGTCTCGTTAACGATGAATCAATGGGTAATATTGAAACCGTAAACAGTTATAATACCCTTGATTATTCTGAAGATGTGCCATTTGTTTTTGATAGTTGGGCTTCAGACTATATTGATTTTAGACCTAGAGTAGCACCATACACATCAAGTAATAATTCTCCGTTTTCATATGCATCTAGAGACTTTTCTGGATCGGGATCAGAAACAGTGGTAACGAACAAAACTGTTGTTATTGATTATTCTTATTATTTGGGAAGAGTTGATAGATTATATTTAGGAATAGATGGTGTATTCACACTAAAGGAGGGAAAACCATCTAGAGTTCCAAAAGCACCAGTTCCTGATGAGAAATCTTTCCAAGTTGCAACACTTTCATATCCACCATATGTTCGTAATGCATCTGAAATAGTTACTAAGACTGTTCCTCATAAGAGATATACAATGAGGGATATTGGTAGTCTTGAAAATAGGATTAAAAATTTAGAAAATTATACAACTTTATCTTTACTTGAAAGCGATACCAAAAACTTATCAGTAAAAGATCCTAATACTGGATTAGATAAATTTAAGTCTGGTTTTTATGTAGATAACTTTCAAAATCACAAAACACATAACTTAAAAGGTGAATCAAATTTTGATATCGATATAGTAAGAGGAGAGGGTAGACCAAGATCTACGGAAAGAAATATTTCGTTGGTTTTTGAAACAGATAGTTCATCTAGAAATCCAATAACCACTGATTACAATTTTGTTAATGATTTTAACGATTCTAACATTACAAGAGGAGGGCCTGCTCTAACTTTAAGTTATACTGAAGAAACATTTATGGATCAACCAAATGCTACTAGAGTTGAAAATTTAAATCCATTTCTTGTTGATGTCTTTATTGGAAAAATTGAGTTAAGTCCAAGTAGTGATTTTTGGATTGAAGAAACAGTTTTACCATCACAAAACATTCAAGTTGATAGTGTCTTTGATGGAATAGCAGATTTATTAGGAGTTGATAATGAAAATGGTGGAATGGCATCAAGTTTCTGGAACTCTTCTGAAACTACTTGGAATGGTAGAGATAGTGCTACTCTAATTGATGAAGATATAATTAATAGACGAGTTCTTGACACTAGAACAAGTATAACTCAAACACCAAGAACATTCACTACAACAACCACTAGAGATATTAGGAACACAATTAGACAAACATTTGAAGAAACTGGTGTAGAGAGAGAATTTGGTTTAGAGTTATCTGCT